ACAGGGTCTAAAGTCAGGGCGATCTCATAAACCCCAGCATCCTTCATCCAATACGAACGAGCAAAAAAGGTAGGAAGAGACACAGGGTCCATCTCTAGTGTAGGGAGAGAGCGGTATGAAAGAACCTTATCGACCATCAGGGCGTAGACCAGATAAGGGTTTTGTTACCACTCAGGTCTACAGAAACTGTGAGAACCTGACCGGCTGTACCGGGAGAGACAGTTATCAGTTTTTCATTAATAAAGTCCCAAGTAATCAGGTGACCTGAAGGAGCTACTGGCTGAGCGACTTCTAGCGCTTCTGACCACTGAACATCACCAGTGATCCCAGATACTTTCTCAAGAATCTCCCCCTGTAATCCCCCAGAAGGCATATGAGCCCCTTCCGTACTCGTATGACTCTCCAGCTCTTTTGTGGTGGCCATTTCTTGAGAGATGTGGAGCATCTGATCCCTCATAAGCTCCAGATTATACTCAGTCAGGCCGGCCCCAGTCTGTGGATCAAAAAGCTGAAGTGTAATTTCTGTAGGGGTAACCCTCTCCATCAAGACCACAGCATTATCTGCAACCGGATCGGGGGATGTGAAAGTCACTGTCTTAGCCCCAAGATCTACAGTAAAAGTCCCAGGAACACCATTAACACTGGCATTAACATACGCATCAGCGAGAACTTCAAAAGTGTAACTAAAGGTTTGCGTAATGCCATCTGCGATGACTGTGGTAGAGATATTAGTAGTCATTGGTCCTGTAGAAGTCCCACAAGAAACTTTGGATTTGTCTGTAGTAGAAGAGTAAGCGCTTGATCAAGTGTTCGGACATGGGCCTCCGGTAAGCCGAGATCATGGAACTCGCTGATCAGGTGAATAGACTCATGGAGAAGAGTGGTGTAGTCCCACTGAGAGCTTAAGCGGGCTAAGCGGATCTCAGGCAGAGGATCCGTGGTGCATTGACCTAAGTTCCCCGTATCTACTTCCTTAATACCGACCACAATGGGAACCTTATGCGGCCCGATCTGCATGGATCTGATAGGTCTCACGGTCTAAGAAGGGTCCTCTTTAAGCTTGTGGACCTTTTTAGTAGTATTATTAATATTCTCCACTGTTTTCTTAAGAAAACCCTTTAGGAATCTATAAGTACCCTTAGTAGTATTACTAATATTCCCCACTGTTTTCTTAAGAAAACCCTTTAGGGGCGTATAGCCCCCCTTACCCCCCATAAGGCCCATTTGATAGGAAGTTACTACCCAGATAATACCCTGTTGGTCTCCACTTAGCACCCCTGTTCTAGGACCTTGGGGGTAAGTTAGCCCCCAGATGGGGTCCCAAACGGTGTCTGTCAGCATTGGTACAGCATTGGTATGTCCTCGGCAGTAAAGGGGTTCTCTGTTCCCAACGCACACTAATTCTAAACCCCTGTCCTGCAAGGACTTAGGGGCCTCCTACCATTTCGAGCCGAACTAGCCACACTGTTCCAAACTAATTAGTGTGCGTTGGGAATGGAGAACCTCCCTGGCCTTCCGAACTACCGTCCAACAGTAGCTGAGCTAGCTAGAGGTCCTGTTTTTCCTAAGGAGGAGATAAAAGATCTTTGTCCCCCTGTAAGCAAGTCCCTCGTAGCCCACCTGGCTACTCTTTTCCCCCAGCCCACAGTGCGTCCTGGTGTAGACACGGACTCCCTCATGTTTCGCTCGGGGGCTGCCTCTGTAATCTCTTACCTCGCCCAGATTTATAGCGACCAGGAAGAAACCTTCTAATGTGTCTTAGTACTCCCAGAATGCCAGACCCGCCTACTCCGGTCCCTCCGCCCCCGCCTACTGCTAAGAAAATCACTAGAGAGCCAACTAGAAAGAAAAAAGGTAAGGGTGGACCTAAAATGGTGGGGATCTCTTCTCTAAAAGTACCTGTTCCCACAGTGAACATCTAGATGATGGAGGAGAGCGTTGCGGGGGCTTATCTCCGCCTTTCTTTAGACAGGAATGCCTATTTAGAGCGTTACAGAGATACGGCTAGCCTGACTATTCCTTGGCTACAGCAAGATATCAAGTCTACTGCCTCCTCTACACTTCAGGTTCCCTTTCAAAGCATGGGGGCTCGGGGGGTTCGCAACCTGTCCAGTAAGCTCATGCTTGCGCTTCTTCCTCCGGGTCTCCCCTTTTTCCGCCTAGATGTAGATCCTCTGGCCCTTCAGCGGTTTTTAGCCGAAGTTCCCCAAGAGAACCAGAAGCAGCTAAAAGCGGCGCAGACCCAAATCACCGAAAGTCTCCGTAAGGTTGAAGAGTCTATTACGGGGCAAACAGAGTCCGGAACAATCCGCTCTAAGGTATTTATGTCTATCATGCAGGCTATGGTGGGGGGCTCCTCCCTCTTCCAGTTACGAGATGATATGACCGCTAGAGTCTATAATCTACAAGAATTCGTTCTGGAGCGCGACCCTTCTGGTGCTCTTTTGAGAATCATTACTGTAGAGAATGTTTCTCCCACGGTTCTCCCAGAAGAACTATATCATCTTTTCGATCCGGATGAGAAGTTCTGCCACCTGTATACTGATATCCGCCGTATTACGGAAGACGAGTTTCTTATCCAGCAGGAGCTAAAAGAAACAATTATCAATACCCCAGATATCCACTCTGGGAAAGTAAAAGAAGAGGAGCTTTCTTATATCCCTATGCGCTTCGCCGCTATTGACGGTGAGTCTTACGGTCGCTCTCTTATCGAGGAGAATATCGGAGACCTTGGCGCTCTTGAGGGCCTTTCTCAGGCTTTCCTAGAGATGGCAGCATCGGCAGCCCGCACTATTCCCCTCTGTGATCCTACGGGAGTAACCCGTCTCAACGATCTAGCTGGGGCTCCTAATCTACAGTGGACCTTCGGTAGGGCTCAGGATGTCTCTACCTACACTATCGATAAGCGGGCTGATCTGGCTGCTGTTCGTCAGGAAATGATTGATCTACAAGAGAGCCTAAAGGCTGTTTTTCTAATGACCTCCTCTATCCAGAGACAGGCCGAGCGAGTGACTGCGGAGGAGATCAGAACCCTTACACAGGAACTAGAATCTACACTAGGTGGTGTTTACTCAATCCTCGCAGAGGAGTTCCAGCTTCCTTTAGTTCGCCGCATTATGAAGATCATGCGAGATAATGGTTCTCTTTCCCAAGAACTCCCCACAGATATGCTCAAGCTCAGTATTACCACTGGTGTTGAGGGGGTTGGGCGGGGAAGAGATGCACAGTCTCTCTTGGGTTTCGCCCAAGGGATGGCGGCACTTTATGGCCCAGCCGCTTTGCAGCAGGTTCTCCCTCTTCGGGATGGAGCTGGCCGCTTGGCCAATGCCTTAGGTGTCGATACTTCTGGCTTTAGCTCAGAAGAAGAAATGGCGGCGGCTGCACAGGCCGCACAGCAGGCAGAAGCCGCCCGTATGGTCGGTCCAGATCTAGCAAAAGCAGGAATTGCACAACTTCAGCAACAACAGAACCCCGATGAAACTACAGGCTAAAGACGCCGAGATGATCTCTAAAGTAACAGAAAAACCAAATGAAGAAAGTGGTCCTAGCTCTACAGGGGGGTCCTCCGCAGAGCTTATAAAGCTCCAGGCCCAGGTTGCTGGGCTCATCTTAGCAAATGAGGAGCAGCGTTCGCTCAATAAAGACTTGATCCGGAAGAATACTGATGATCCTCTAGCCCATATCCCCAATGATTCGTTAGGCTACCTCCTCTATCCCGGTCATACAGAGCTACCACAAGATTCTCCCCATCTAATCGATGATCCATCCGTAGGCTGGACGGGTAGGCGATGGCAGAAGCGTGGAGCGCGTTTCGAGGAGGCAAAGCGTGCCCTCTGATCCCGGTGAAATTGATGTGCCTGAGCGGCCTGCTGATCTTCCCGATAATTTCAATAGCGTGGCTGAGCTTGTGGCCGCGCATAAAGAAACACAAGCTGCTCTTACGCGATCTAATCAAGCTGCTGCCGCTGTTCCGGACCCTATTCCGGATGAGAACCCAACGGGCCTTATTCCCCCAGCGGTTGTGTCTTCCGGTTTAGAGCGCTTCCACGAAGAATATAGCTCCAGTGGGGAGCTTTCACCTTCTTCTTATGAGGATCTTCTGAAGGATCATGGGATTAGTCGAGAGTTGGTAGATCACTTTATTGCTGGACAGGAGGCTCGGGGCCATGCCTCTGCGATGAAAGCGCAGGGTCTTGTCGGAGGACCAGAAGAATATGGAAAAATGGTCAGCTGGGCTCAGGCTAACCTGAGCAGCGCCCAGATTGAGGCTTTCAACAGCACTATCGAAGGCGGGCAGGCTGCTTCCACTGAGCTGGCTGTCCGGGGCCTGTACGCTCAGTACGCCTCTGGGGGTCGCCCTCGCCAGCTTCAGGCAACGCAGAGCGCTGCCCCTATTTCGACTTCTGCCGGCTTCGCATCCGATGCTGAGATGGTTGCCGCCATGCAGAGCCCTAAATATAATTCAGATCCAGAGTACACTCGTTCCGTTCAGGAGCGTGTTTCCGCAAGTCCAGACTTGTGGAAAGAGTTTGTAGAATAGATTATCCTGGGATTGGACCCGCCACGGCGGACTATCCGAAGCTCACCTATGGACCTAGAGACTAAACTCTCTTTTATCTTCCCTTTTTCCCTATAACAACGGAGAAGTAATATGGCTGTTACTTCGATTTCTAATCCCAACGCATCAAATAATGGTGCTGACACAAGAGCAATTGCTCTTAAGGTTTTCTCAGGTGAGCTTCTCGCGGCTTTTGAGCGTAAGGCTCTTGTGCGAAAGACGCTGATGTCCAAGAGTATTTCACATGGCAAGTCCTCGCAGTTCCCCGCGTTTGGGCGGGCTGCTTCTGCTTACCATGTGCGTGGAGCGAACCTTCTCGCCAGCGCGGAAGGCCCTCTTACCACAATTAATACGGTTGAGCGGCTCATCAATGTGGACGAGCTTCTTACCTCTGCGACCTTCGTCACTGATCTTGATGAGATGCTTTCGGCCTTCGATTCGCGCTCTGTCTTTGTGACTCAGCTAGCAGAATCAATTGCACGCACCGTGGATTTCAACTGTATCAGGCAGATTGTACGGGCAGCTCGTACCAATCAGGCTAACGATGCGACTTTTATGCCGACAACCGGTACGGGGTTCGACGGAGAATTCATCTCAGCAACGGGTTTTACTGCCGCCGTTACTACCGCTAATGGGGCTCTTATGTTGACTTCTTTGCATCAGGCAGCTTCAAAACTAGATGCTAATGAAGTTCCCCGAGAGGGGCGATTCGCCGCGATGTCTCCGGATCACTACTGGAGTCTTATCGAGAATCGAGAGATCCTCAATCAAGACTACGGAAATGGGGCTAACGGGGTCCAGTATAAGGGTGCGGTTGCGGTGGCTGGAGGATTCCAGCTTATTGAGTCTACCCAGTTGCCTACTACCTCAAATACTCTCGTTGGGGCTACCGTTGGAGAAGTGGAAGATTACTCGGGAGATTTCAGAGGACTTCAGGCGTTGGCCTACCACAGCTCAGCTGCGGGTGTACTGAATCGTGCGGATATCAGCCTTGAGATCGAGCGTAAAGTCGAGTACCAGGGTACGCTTCTGCTCGCTAAGACTCTTCTGGGTGTGGGCCGACTTCGCCCAGAAGCCTCAGTGGAGATCAGTACCGATGCGACCCAAGCGACGCTTTCGCCGACCACCTAAGGTTGATATACTAAAATGCTAACCCAACTAGAGGCGATAAACCGAATGCTCTCGGCTGTCCCTCTAGGGACGGTTAGCTCTCTTACAGGACCGCAGGATCCCGTCACTGCACAGGCTATCACGGTTCTTGATGAGGCTCGTCGTTGGTTCTTACAGTTCGGCTGGGAGTTCAATCGAGAATACGATATCGAACTAAAACCCGATTCCATCTCTTCTGAGATTACACTCCCAGCCAACTATACTTCGGTGGTTTACCGCGATAAACACCGGCTCTCTAAGCAGGTTATTCAGCGAGGTAACCGAATGTATGATGCGACTGGTCATACTTATAGCTTCTCTTCTCCAATTCATGTAGATGTTCTTGTGGATCTTCCCTTAGAAGAGTTTCCTGAATCAGCAAAAGAGGCTGTTGCCGCAGATGCGGCCCTCCGCCTCAAGAGGCGAGTTGCCCCAGATCCTGTTGTCCTTCAGGCCCTAGCGGCAGACGCTCAGCAGGCCTTTACTAATGCGAGGATTGCCGAGCAGCGGGCAGGGAAGTTCAATGTATTAGATGATCCGCTAATGTCCCGTATTATCGAAAGGCCTCAGTATAGGCGGGGTCCTTTTCTCTAAGTATGGGACTAATTACACAGACCTCTTCCCTCATTGGCGGGGTTTCACAGCAGGTAGCGCACAAGCGTACTCCGAATCAAGTATCTACTATGGACAACTGCTGGCCCTCCGTAGTTGATGGGCTTACAAAGAGGGCCTCTCTAGAACATATTAGTGTTCTGTCAACGGTAGGCCCCCCAGGAGATGTGAAGCTTCACGCTATCAACCGAGATGTCTCGGAAAGATACCTTGCCGTTACGCAGATGGAGAAGGTTCAGGTCTTCGATCCCGAGACAGGTGCGGAGTTTCCCGTGTATGCTGATATCGCAAAGACTGCCGCTGATTTTTCATATCTGGACACCCGGACTGAGAACACAGTAGATGCACCGGAAGATTTTACCGATCCGACTTCAGCCGGTTGGACCGTCGATCCAGTGCTGAATGGGGTGACCGTCTCTCTGTCTGCAAACACCGGTCCTCTTAAGTATGGGCGGTGGACAGAGGCAACGGACTCTAATGAGGCAGGAAAAAAGGCAGAGCTTACTCATGTGGCCGCTGCCCCTACATCTGTAAGTACGCTAACACGGTGTACCGTCTCGCTGTATGTTCAGATGAGTCCGGGTAGCTCCCCCCTTGCCGACACGGCCTTTGTTACTTTGTACCATTCTAGGCTTACCCTTACCGATAGTGCGCCTTTTGTCTGGGACGGTACACGCTTTGTTGCCCCCGCCGATTTTGTAGGGACTGGAGTAAACAATAATTGGGCCTATACGGCCACGGCAGAAGATCTTGGTGGTGGAGTTCAGCGTCTTTTGATTGAGGGGTTTACTACAGATTCAGGGGGCTTCACTCTGCAAGGAGCTTCGGTCAAGATGTCTAGAGATGCAGGGACTACGGACACCCCCTGGACGCTGCGTATCTGGGGAGCCCATCTGACCGCAGGAAATGATCGAACAGATCTAGCTGCCGGTAAGATCCCTCCTTATCTTGGGGGGACCATTGCCGATTCGATCCGCGCTGCCTCTATTGCAGACTCAACTTTCTTTGTAAATTCACTCAACCGTCCCGCTCTGAATCTAGCCCCTGTGGCTGCGGGCCAGCCCCTAAACACTAATATTTGGTGGGTTTTTGTGAAGGAGTTTTTGGCCAAAAGCGATAATGGTCTGGTAGTCCGCGTTCCTCCTGCTAGCCCGCTCCCTGAGCTGTTCTACAGTGGGAATGCTAATATTTCTTCAACAGCCGCGAATGTAGGCACTACTGCTGTTGCCAATTCGCTTGTTGCTTCCTTGAATGCGCTAACCGTATCAGATCCCCCTGCTTCTCAGGCCCTCGCCACCGATTTTGAAACGGATGTCGCTGTTTGTGATAATCTTGGGTCCCTAATACGCATAACGCCTGTAACAGGACTCCCAACTATTTCAATCTTGGCGCGGGATGGGCTAGGAGGAAGAGCTTTACACGCCTTTCAAGACGAAGTAGAGGCTTTCTTTGATCTTCCGGCTGTCTTCTACCGGGACTGGAAAGTTCAGATTGTGGGAGAGCCAGGAGATGTAGATAATTATTGGGCGATCTTCGAGACAGCTGAGACCGGAGCTGTCTGGAGTGCCGGTATCTGGAAGGAGACTGTCGCCCCTGGTCGGAAAATTAATGTAAACGCAGACACTATGCCTCATGTGCTGACTAGGCATTTCGATAGTGAAACTAAAGATATTTTCTTTACCTTCGCTCCTCATAGCTGGAAGGATGCTACTGTTGGGGACGATTTCACTGATCCCTGGCCTTTCTTCACACCTGGAACACTTATAGGATCTCCTTTAACAGATGTCTTTCTTTTTAAAGGCCGTCTTGGCTTCCTTACAGAAGACCGTGTTATCCTTTCTGATGTAAAAGATCTTTCTAATTTCTGGAGAACCAGCGTTAGAGATCTCAGCGATTCTGATCGAATTGTCGCAGTTGCGGCCCACAAAAATGTTTCTAATCTAACAGGGGCAGTTGCTCTTGATGAGAAGCTAATTCTTTTCTCTGATCAGAATCAGTTTATTCTTCGTGGTGATCCTATTCTAACCCCGAGAACTGTTGAGATCGTACAGGCTACCGCACTAGAAAATTTCCAGAAGGTTCAGCCTGTTTCCGTCGGCACTTCTGTTTTCTTTGGTGTGCCCCGTGGAGACTTCTACACGATACAGGAGCTATTTACTTCTCCTGATGGTATCTCACTCGCCTCTTCCGATCTTGGGCAGCATATTCCCCAGTTTGCTGAAGGACCTTTAATCGAGATTGCAGGATCTTCTCTTTCTAATACCCTCTTTATGCTGGGTAAGTCTGGGACTTCTCTTCTCTTTTATAAGTGGTTTGATTCGGGAAATCAAAGGGTCCAGGGTGCTTGGGGACGGATGACTTTGGATCAGGAAGCGGTAGGTCTTGCCTTTATACAGGATTATCTATATGTCCTGGGTCTCCGTAATTCTTCAATTGTGCTTAGTAGGATGCGGATAATGGAAAGCGAAGAGGAGGCCACCGAGGTGACCCGTGTTCGTTTAGATAATCAGCTTAGAGAAACACAAGTAACTCTTTCGTATGACTCGGCAACTGACCGAACTACTTTAGATTTTCCTTTTACCGATCCCTTTACTGGGAAATGGTGGGTTATTTCCGGTTCTCCCCTAGAGGAGCTGTCTTATACCTATGCAGATAATGCAGGGACTCCTAGACTGACTCTTATCGGAGACCAGACAGCGTCTACTCTATATATTGGGCGCGGGTTTGATATGACCTTTCGACCTACTCTTGGGCTCATCAAGACAGCTGATAATAGAGCAATGATCAATGCTACTGTTTTTCTTTCGACTGCAACAGTTTTCTTGAAGGATGCTTCTCACTTCGATGTTTCTATTTACCCACAACATGGGCAGATATGGACATCACAGTTTCGTGGGGAGGCTCAGGGTCCCCTTCAGCTTGGCCTTACCCCCTACACCGGAATCTGGCGTTTCGGCGCTCTTCTAGATCCTACAAGAGGTTATATTGAGTTCCAAAACTCTAGCCCATACAATAGCGCCTTCCAAGGTATCGAGTGGGAATACCAAGGATCCTCTAGAGGGACTAGAGTGTGATGGTATTACCGTCCTTAAAAGCCGCCGCCGAGACGCCCATTTACTTTCCTCTTCTATTAGGAGTGCGGACAGTCGTGAAGTCTATCGTTCGTCTGGAGGGACCCCCCTCATGGCCCTTTGTAGGGGCCTGTCTTCTGGGGTCTGCTATACCGCCCATTCTTCTAGGTTTCCTGTTATGATGTTCGGTATTGCAGAAATGCCCGCCTCTCCTGAAACAGGCCGTTTCGGATGTGTCTGGGCTCTTGGCACAGACTATATCACTACCCACCCTAAGCAGCTTCAGCGCTGCACGAAAAAGATTCTTCCTCTTCTTTCTGCGGGTTATGCATACATCGGTGGGGCTATTGATTCCCTTAATGAGCGCCATATCCGTTGGCTCTTAAAATCTGGCTTCTACTTTCCGGGTACTTACATATTGTCTGGTCCTGCCTCTTCTAGATTTGATCTATTTTATAAAGAAACAGATGTGTGAACCTACGATGATTATGGCGGGTATCTCAGCTATTACATCTATAATTGCGAAACAGCAGGAAAATAAGTCAAAGGTCCGAGCTGCGGGGATCGAGGGAAAGCAGGCGTCACATAATATGGAGGCGTTGCGCCGGAGACAACTAGAGGAACGAGAGGGGTCTGCTTCCCGCCTGGATCAGATAGAAAGAGACGAGTTTAAGGCGCGGGGCTTTGCCGCTGTGGCTGGGGCGGAGGCTGGTGTTGTACCTACGGAGATTGAGGAGCAGCTTAGTCGGGATGCTTCGGATCTGCTGTTCGCGGAAGGAAGGAGTCAGGCAAATAGAGAATTACAGGCAGACCGCTCTGTGCTAGGTATTGGTCTTGGTCTTGAGGGTTCTCGGAGTAGGCTTCGCCCGGAAAACATGGCACCCACAGTCCTCGCGGGGGTTGCGGGTGTCGGTGCTGCTGGATTCGAGCACCGGGCGGATGGTACAACTTTCTGGGGAGATTTCCTTAAGGACTAATAAACATGGTACGCCAACAGCCTCCCGAGTTCCGGAAAACACAGCCCCGCCCTACTGTAACCCCGGCAGCGGCCCCTACTGTAGCTATCGGGGCTTCGCCTCGACTCCCCACTGCTTCGCTGTTTGCCTCTGCTTTTCAGTCTCTGGTTAAAGAGAGTAACCTAAAAGGTATTATCCAGCAGAGACAAAAGGAGCAGACATCCAAAGGCTTTGAGGCTGCTAACCGCCTCAGAATCGAGAACCCTGATGCTTTTGATCAATTAGCTAAAGCCACTTCGGACAAGGAACGAAAAGCGCTTCTTGAGAAGATGGTGAAGAGCGGAGAGATCGATTCAGTAAATACAGTAGCTACTGGGATACAATTAGATAATAATCTTGGTGTTAATGCTTATAGTACCAACTATGTGACAAAGTTTGAGGAAGCCATGCAGAATGGTGAAAACTTTCCCCATCTTGTGTTTGATAAGGATGCAAATGCTGGCCAGGGCGGTAGTGTCATGAAAGAGGGGGTTAGCTTTGAAGACATACATAAGGAAGTCGTAAGCACGATAGGGGAGGGCCTCGGTGAAGACGGCCTTAATGCTTTGGCAACTCTTGTTCTGGCATCCAAAGCAGAAGACAGAAAAAGATACTTGAAGAAGAGCAATGAGGCCAAGGTAAAGGCCGTAGACACCATGGCAACCGATAGCGTGGTTAACCTTGCTCTTAACTATGTATCTGTAGATAATACAGCTGACCCGGAAGCGCTTGAGATCGCAATAGAGTTTCTCCAGCAGTCCATAAATTCTACTATACTGACCGGTGACCCTGAGGGAAGACAAAAATCTCAAGATAACCTCGAAAAGGCCATCGATGCGGTGTGGCAAAAGCATGGGCTTGCGGTCGCGCAGGATTTTATTGTAAATGTTATTCCAAAACTTACCTTAGGCACTGCTCTCCTAGAGAAAGATAAACCATGGGGAATAAAGCTATTAGCGATCTCTGATCGCCTAGAGCTGGCTAGCCAGTCGAGAGACCTCTACGCTGCTAACCAACGGAATGGCCACATGAGGGCTATGGAAGATGCGGCAGCCGGTATCGTTTTGGATATGTCCCAGGAGGACCTCGAAAAGCTTACCGCTCAGGAGCTTGCGAAGCAGGTTATGGATCTTTCCCAATTCAAGAATAATAGGGATCTTCAAGGATCGCTTGAGATACTGCTTAGGGGTAGGCTGGAGACAAAGCATTGGCAACACCCGGCGACCGTCGACGCTCAAGATAATATGCTAAAAGAGATTGCCCAGGCTGAGACTGTCCCCGAGGTAGAGCGGTTGCAGAAGGCAGCTATAGAAATGGGTTCAGGAATTCCGGAATTCTGGGCTGCTGTGAGCCGCGCTGCCTCAGCTAGAATAACTGCACTAACGAGAGCGACTCCTATTAATAAACGCGCCAAGAGTCTGGTCGACACTGCGGAGAACAGGATCGGGGGGCTGGCGATGCCACCGGGGTCGACGGATTCTTCGGCTGTAAACGATGATTTAATGGGTTTGCGTGAGCTGACCTACGACCCAAAAGCTGATCGGGAGGCAGTCGACAAGGCGTTTGCCGCTCTTGAGAAGAGACTAGAAGGTCTAGAAAAGGTTAAAGCCAGTCAGGAGGAAGGCTTAGCTCTTCTGATCCGAGATCAGGCTGATTTTACGCTGTCAGACCCTCAGCGCCGGGGGCTTATCAGTAAGTATGGGGCTACCTGGGTCAAAGATAATTACACCACCCCGAAGGACGACCGCACTGCGAAGATAAAGAACACCATAAATCTATCAGCGATAAGGGTCGCGGCTAATAAAACAGCGACTATAGTAGCGGTCCAGTCTCCGAGGTTTGCCCTCATCAAGGATGAGGCCGACAAGGTAACTGCTTTAGAGTCCGAGGTGAAGACCACCATTAGCCAACTGCTTACTGATCCGGCTAACTATAAAGAAGTTCCGCTTTCTGGCATTTTGGCTAAGGCTGAAAAACTCATAAAAGACTTTCTAAAGGAAAGAACACATCCGCCGTCGCAAGGCCGCGCTGCTGCCCCGGTTTCGGCGGCTGACGAGGCCACTATTGCGGAGGCTACCACTATTGCGAAGGCTACACTGATTTCAGCTAGGCAGTCTGCGGCCATGCTATATGTAGGCGATCCGGAGGGCCGAGCCTCTAATCTTGAGCTCCGAGATGATGGTTTTACTCGTTCTCAAGGCACAGTACGGAATAGTGAGGAGCGGACTCGCCTTCTAAACGAAACTGATGCGCCGACTGATGACGGAGGCTTCTTCTCCCAGCTCATTCCGATTAGGGATAAAACCCCGAAAGAGATACTCGAATCTCATACTCTGTCATTTAGAGATACTCTGTCATTTAGAGATACTCTGTCATTTAGAGACTTCCCCCGTGGGGCTCGTCAGATAACTCTTCTGGCCCAGCAGCTTCGTCCTTTACTCGCTAATCCGGAGTTAGTTGTTGCGGGCCGCCTTGAAGATAATAGTTTAATAGACATGGGGACCGATCCTCTAGCATTTATCCTCCCGAAAAAGCGGGAAGTGGAGTTTTGGATCGATGGGGACGGCAACCCCTATGTTAATATTTCTAATCTGTCCGCTCTCGTCGATCCTAGCCAAAGGATCCCTAGTACGGGTGATCTCCATTCTGTTTTGGGGGACCGCCTCCAGGACCTGAACCTTCCCGTACTTGGGAACATACTGTTATCTAAAAGCGCTCAGGCTCGCTTAGCTGTAGAGGTCGCGGAGGATAACGCTGAAGAGGTAAGTAGAGCAGAGACTTTACGGGAAGATCCAAGTTTCATCACTGCCGTTCTCGCCCCGATAGGTTTTACTCCCAAAGAAATCGCCGCTAGCGAGATTGTTATTAAGGGAACTGACGATAAAGACAAGGGGATGGAGCTTAGGTTTCCTATTGATCTGAAGGATATCGATGCTTTCACTACCCGCTTAACGGCGGGCCTTCCACCGGACGAGGTGCGGCCCTATCTGGAAAAAATGGTTGATGACCATAAAAAGGGAACTGACGATGAAGGCAAGGGAAGGGTTAGGCCTTTTTTGAAGGGCTTCTCTGCCTCAAACTTGGAGACTTTTATAACAACGCAAATAACTCTACACCTCCGATATAATGATCCCCCTAAACCCCCGCCGCAATAGTGATGCCCCTGAGTGATCCCTTCAGCAGCCCCTTTCAGGGTCCTTTCGCTGTGCCGGAACCAGACTCTAGCCTTCTTCCGCTAGACGAAGATGAAGAGAAGGGTTTAGACATTGGGGATTATATATTTGATATCGGACGAGGTGTTGTTCGGGGTGGTCTTGGTTTTGGGCAGTCGGTTTATAATCTTGCAGATGCCATTACAGGTGATGATCTTCTAAAAGATAGAGACTTTCGATCTTCTATAGATGCCCCAAAGACTATTGCAGGGAATCTTGCCAGCGGTTTTACTCAGGTCGGTATTGGGCTTTTCACTGGGGGGGCTCTCCTAAAAGGAGTTACGGGGCTAAGCGCTGTTGTTCGGGGTGGGGCTGTCGGCGCAATTGCCGACTTCTTAGCCTTTGATCCGCATGAGGCCCGTTTATCAAACCTGCTCAAGGACCATCTAGGGGTCAAAAATGTTGTTACTGACTTTCTGGTAGCAGACGATAGAGACGGGGAGCTTGAGGGGCGGCTGAAGAATGTGCTTGAAGGGGGCATAGCTGGGGGCGTTGTGGGTGCGGCTTTCAGCGGTGGCAGGGTCCTGTTCCTTTCAACTAAGCGTCTAAAGGCCAGGAAGGCGCGAGCTGCCCTGATTTCAGAGGAGGTCCAACGGCTCCGCAAAGCTAACCCCACCGCTACAGAGGAAGAGCTTGTCGAGAAGGCACTTACTACACTCCCCGACCCCTCTATTAAACTCCCTGACCCTTCTGTTAAAGACGAACTTCCTGTTACAGCTGAGCCTGTGTGGAATAAGGTGCAGGCGGGGGAGTATACAC